TATCTACATCACCTGCTGCTGATCCTGAATTGGCTACAGTTATTGTTCCCATAGATGCAGCAGCTGAATTTTTTACTGTTAGTGTAGCATCGGCACTGCTTATAGCAGCTTCAAGAACTGTAACTACTTTACTTATAGTACCAGCAAAAGGGATGGGTACATAAACTGTACTGGAAGCAGAAATATTGTCGATGTAACCTGTTAAGGTTTCTCCTACAAGAGTTTCTTTAGCAGTCCAAGCCCCTGACCCTGACCCATTAGCAACATACACAGCCCCTGAGGATGCTGCTGCTACGCCCTTAGGTTCATGCAAGTAAGGGTCTGTTAGTGTACTATGGTTTACGTTTGCCATTGCAATCTCCTAAGATGGAAGGAAGGGGGACCGTAGCCCCCCAACCAATTAGTTTATACTTCGATATACTCAATGACGAGTTTACCTGCACCAGCTGTAAATGCTGCTGTTCCGTACAACAAGCCAACATAGGCATCTGCTGCACCAACAGTGGCTTGAGTCGAAACCAAAGCACCATTACAGTCAACAGCAGTATTAACTGCTAAAGCTGATTTGGCAATTGTGGCATCGATGCCGTCTGCATCAATAGCTGCATTAGCAAGTGTAAACAAACCAATGCTCAAAGTACCCGAACCACCTGAAGTCCATGCAGTAGTAACAACCAAAGTTGCTTTCGTGATGTATGCTCCAGCTGGAATGAATGCATCGTTTGGTGTAGGTGCTACTTGAGCAGTACCAATCAAAGTTGCATCTGGGATGTCAATGACAAGGCTCTTAGTTCCAATAAGAGCACCACCATTATCTTTTACAGCCCCTTGATCCCCATCAGTGAGGACGAAAAGGCCATCTGCGTTAGTGTAAGACATCTAGTCTCTCCTTATACTGTAGGTGTCGTGATAACACGAACCATGTTTTCAGGACGGTACAACTTAACACCATAACGAGCAGTAGTTACAAACTCGTGACGTTGGAAGTCTTTGTTATACTCATAGTCCACCTCAGGCATCTGACGCCATGCACCCACGAATGGATTCACAGTAGCATTAGCTGAGAAGAACAAGTTAACTTTACCATTAGTTGTGCTAAAGTCGTTTGTAGTTGAGTTGTCCCGTTCTTTCAGAGCACTGTCTGTTGCCTCAGCCAAGTAGTTAGATGTATATACATCAAAACCATAGACGTTAGCTACGAAACGCATACCAGTAGCAATACCTGAACTTACAATACCCTCAAACTTAGGGTTGTTAGTAACAGCTGACAGCTGAGACAAGGTATTAATTGTAAACTCAACTGATGGGTCTACGATAGCAACCATTGCTTGATCAGGTACATTTGCCATCTTCAGCTTCATACGAGCATAAGCAAAGTCTTCGACTTCGATTTTACCTGCATTGCCGCCTGAGAAACGGTGGATTCCTCCATCAACCAAAGACTGATCGTTAGCAGATAGACCTGCTTCAGGTGCAGCCAGAGTGGTTGTTTCGAAGTGAGCCATGATAGCACGATCTTGTTCAGGAACAAAACGGCTCATTAGTTCACTTGCGTAGAAGGTATCTTGCTCGGCCTTCTTAGTCATGTAAGTAGCTGAGGACAGATACTTATCAACTGTGAAGGTGAACTCACCTGTGTCAAGTGGACGATATTCAACTGACGCATCTTCTACGTAGTTGTCTACCTGTGCTTGACCGATTGATGGAATGTGGAAAGTGTTCCCATCTGGGAAACCTTCAAGCATACGGACGTACCGTTGTGCCATCATTTCATCACGTAAAATCTCCTTGAGTTCCGTAGACCAAACCTCGGTACGGGTAAGGAGAGCAGAATTGGCTGTATTCATACCAGACATTTTCTATTCCTTTTAGTTACATTCCAAACTTACTGCCCAAACGACTTTTATCTTCCATAAGTTGCCGTTGTATTTTGGGTGTATAGTAGAGGTTACGATTTTCCCGACGAAGGTTTTGGTAATAGGACCAATCACGTTCTGTCGAGGCTTGCATGTTGACACCATCTGTGCGAACTGAACCTTGAACCATAGGTTTAAAGTCCTTCTTTTGTTCACCGAGGAGACTAAAGAAAGCCGTGGGTGATTCAGCAGCAATCTCCTGCATACGTCGGAGACTAATACCTAATTCCTTTGACTTCTCTTGGAGAATAGCATTGGCTTCAGTGCCGTAACTTTTCTCCATCTCTCCGTTAACTAGATCAAGATTTTGTTTTACAACAGACTCTTTATCTCGTTCAGAAAGTGTACGTTCAACAAGGCTCTTCAGGTCTTCCTCACTCAGGTTAGGGTTGGTGTTCCCGTCTGAAGTGCCACCAGTATTATTATTATTGGGCATTGCAGTATTCGCAGTGGTGGGTTCTGCGGCCTTATTCTGCAACTGGTCCAGAAGGTTCTTGGCATAGTCCTGTTTACTCAAGTCTTCCCTCATCTCTGAGAGTTGTCCTTCGAGTTGTTGTATGTAGGTATCAGCCTCTAGTTTCCCTTTAGCCAGTACCTCAGGATTGTTCCAATTATCTCCCTTGGCCTCGACGAGCTTGGCTACAAAAGAATCCTGTGGTGGGGTACTCTCAGTAGTTTGTTGCTCTGGCTGAGTAGTCTGTGTGGTTTCAGCACCCTCAGTAAACACATTCATATGTTTTATTCCTTGTTTAAAGTTATAAGTTTCAGCATATCATCTAGTACTTGGTTGTACTCGTTGACTGCTATCTGACGGAGTTCCCAACCGGGAACCTCGTAATCACGAACAGCTTCTTTCTTTTTGAAGTTATGTTCGAGAATCTCTTTGAGAGAATCGAAGGCGTTTCGGTATCCTAGTACTTCACCCTTACGTTTCTCTTTGTCATCTCCGTTAAGACCCTTCAACCAAATAGTTTGCATTACTACTATTTCTTTTTCTTCTTCTTATTGAAAAAGTCTCTAGGGGAAGCAGCCATCTCAGCCCGTGGGCTTATATCTACAATACGAGCTTGAGGTCTAGGAGACTTTTTGGGTGCTGCTGTAGGACGAGCCTTAGGTCTAGGAGACTTTTTGGGTGCTGCTGTTTTCTTCATCTTCATCTTCATTTTAAATTCCCATCTCTTGTGCAACCATAAGCTGCTCTTGGTTGATAGCTTCAGCTTCTTGCATCTGCTGTTGTGTCTCTAGTTGTTCACTGACTGCAATGTTCTCACTAAAGATTTCTGGCTCACCTAGTTCATCAGCTAAGATACGAGCAAACTCTTTACCTGACATGTGGGCAGCTACAGAAGGATCAGATAGTTTGATCTGGTATAGCTGTGTTAGGTTCTGAATACGACGAGCACGTTCAGCAAAGTGACGAGCACCTACAGGGACGATCTTACCGTCTGCTGTGATGTCATCCTTCGTGATCGTCTGGAAGAGAACAGCACCTGTAGCATCATCCATAACTCGGATCGTGTCTGACATGTTCATGTATCTACGGCTAACCTCAAGCATTGCATTCAAGATAGGCTCAAGGAATACACGTTCGAAGTGGGCAGTCTTGTGTTCGAAGATACGAGAGGCTGAGTTCTGTAGGGACTGTACCTCAAAGGCTGTCTTCTCGCCGGGAGTACGTATACCCATAGCTTGACGAGGAGCACCAGCCATCTCTTCCATCTTGTCCTCTAGTACCCTGATTTGTAGGTCTGCCTGTAATGCAGTTGCATCAGGAGCCATGTAGCCTACATCACCCTCTTCACCCATGTAAATACGAGAGCCGGGTTCGAAGTCGAAGTCCTCTACGTCACCACGTATCTTGAGGATTGGGTAAGCAATCTGGTCAAAGACATCAGCCTTCAAGTTCTCTAGGTGGTCAATGCGGTACTGCATACCAACCAAGTTATCTAGTGGACCCATTGCATAGAGGTTGTCAGGGCGAGGTCTCCAGCCAGCATGGAAGATAGGAGCACTACCTAACCAGCTAGGGTTCTCTTCGTTAGCTAGAACGTATGCACGGTCAGCTATAGTAATGATACGGTTCTTGTACAACACACCATTCTCAGTGTCGTAGTAGTCTCCGTAGAACGTCAGAATCTCTACATAGTCTGACTCGTAGTACTGTTGGATAGATGTAAAGCCATCAGCAATGTATCCATCAGCTTTATTGTAGGTAGCATCAGAACCTGTTACAGCAGCCCTAGCTCCCATCATCTTATCAAAGACAGCTTCCATATACTTCTTGGATGGGTCACTGTCGATCATATTCCTGATCTCACCAAGTGTCTTGATTGACTTGATAATCTTAGGGGAAGAAGCAAAGTTAGGGGCAGCAGGGTTAAAGCAAATGTCGTATGGTGAGATACGAACCATCTTTGGGCCTACATAGTTTACAACTAGATCACCAGCTTCTTTTACTTGGTAGTTGTCTTCCCAGTCTACAGTAGCAAAGCAGTTACCGTACTGGATATAATCGTACAGAATATCTGAGGCAATATTAGTAAAGTCAGACTGACGTATCTTGTTGTCCATGTAGGATTGGATTACATTACGTTTAGCTTTGACATTACTCTCACGAGAAGATGCCTCGAACCTCATCCACTTCTGCTGTGGGAACAGAGTAGCAAAGTAGTTGGCATGAAGGTTATCCATGATCTGTGTTAGCTTAGGAGTGGTGGTACTGTTAGACCAAGGCAACATAGCATTCTTTGTTGTCTTAGTGTCAGTAGCATACAGATAGTTCCGTAGCTCTTTCCACTCTTCTATCTTCTGCTCACGAAGGTTAGACCACTCACGCCAACGGTTAGATACTTCCACAGCCATAGAGTCTGGACCTAGCAAGTACTCTAGTTCTATTGTCTCACCTGCCATTAAGAGGCTCCTCTAAATCTATTATTAGCCCAGACGATATTATTACTTTTATCTCTACGGATACTTCTAAAAGGCTTGACAGCTATATCCACTGCTGAAGCAAGAGCATCCTTAATATCGTCGTGTGGTGGGTTTCTCGATTGTAGTTCTTCTTCTAATGTCTGTGTATTACCACCACGATAGTGCCAAATCTGCATGTTATCGTAACGAGGCTCAAGGGTAGCAGCTATACGTTCTTCTTTGTTACCCTGATGTTTGTTAGGTCTAAACTCATCAATGCTGATAGCTAACCCGTGCTGCTTAACAAGTTCTTTCAGCTGCTTAACGATTGCCTGTTGAGCTACTGTAACCTCTGCCCTCATCTTACGGAAAGACCACTTAGTGGATAGCTGTAGAATGTGTTCGAAGTATTCTGTGATACGGTCTGTACGGAAACGATCAATGTCTAGTACAAATATGTTATTGTCTGAGTCAACACCTACAACTACAATAGCTGTGTAGTCAGCCTTCTTAGATAAACTAAATGCAAAGTCAACAGCAGCAAATACATTTAACTTAGCATCTTTGTAGAACCAGAACCCATTATCTTGTTTAAGATGTTTACGTTCGTAGTACTGAAATCTATTACTCTCAATTGGTACGTTGTCAGGATCAGTAGGATCGTTGTAGTACTGTGCTCGGAACTGAGACTTATCTAGGTACTGTCCTCGTTTCTTAGCTAGAATCTGACGATTGAAACCAAAGTACTTACCGTCTTTACGTTGTTGTTGAGGCCACAAGAACTCTCCTACACCATCCCCTCGGTCCTCTACAGCCCTCTCCATGACCTCGTAGATTTGTTCTTCAGCTATCTTATTACCGTCTTCATCATACTGATCTTCAGTCATCTGCATCAGATCGTTGTACAAATCAGATGGATGGTAACGAGTACCTACAATCCATTCCTTTGCATTAGCCCCTTCGATAGAGGACAACAAGGAATACTGGCTTTTAACTTTGTTACGTCCCTCACCTGTGTAGGCATTCTCGTAGACAACAACGTCATCTAAAACTGCAATGTCACAGTGCATCCCTGTGAGAGAAGTAGTAAGACCACCAGTAAAGATAGAAGGATCACGAACATTCTCTTTCTTACGTAGAGGGTGGTCCAACATAATCTCTGATGTTGTCCACCTTACTCGTTTACCTTCATCCCTGTTAACATGCTCAGGCCAGTAACGGCTATAGGTATCTGAGGTCAGGATACCCTTGATAAACCCTAGTTGTTTCTCAGCTAAGTTTGCTGTGGCTGAGATGTAGAGGATACGAAGGGTAGGGTCTTTAGTTAGTTCCCAAGCAACCCTAAAAGCAACCAACCTAGACTTACCGTGGTCACGGGGGAAGAGTAGTAATTGGTGAGTCTTAGAACCTCCCCTAGTCCACCAACTACACACATCATCGTGACACTGACCTAACACTTGCTCTGGTGAGACAAGTTTAATAAACGTAGTCAGATCATTCTCAGCTGCAAGCCTAATTTGATCTAGGGTTACACTCATCTAGGACTGATACCCCAATTCTTAACAGCTGATCTTATCCTGCTTTTAAGTTTAGATTGTTTAGGAGAAGCATTTAGGTTGTCTTTTAAAAACTTAGGTACACTGAAACCCGGACATGCTTTAGCAGATACTTCATTGTGCCCACGTATTTTAGCACCTGAGTGATCGTTTGTCAAGTTATCTAGCAGTTTACACAGTGCTTTTCTTTGATTGTCTGTAAAGTTCTCATCAAACTCATCAGAAGCATCAGAACCAAAACCACCTACAAGACAAATACCTACAGAGTTTCTGTTGTGGTTCTTAGCATGAGCACCTGCAATCTCTACAGGTCTTCCTGCACAGACATCCCCACTACGGTCAATTACAAAGTGATAGCCAATATCTGACCATCCTCTTTCTTCCATATGCCACCGACGTATCTCAGCAGTCTTCTGGTCACAAGTAGAACCATCCATCCAATTAGCTTTGGTTGCACTACAGTGTATGAAGATTTCGTTAATTGATCTCATAACTACACCTACCATTATTGGACAAAGACATCTTTAGAACTAAAGTCACGGTTGTCTGAGATACGGATAACAACAGAACCTGAAGCATACCCTGAGACAGTTGCTCGGTAGTAGACCTCTTCCGCATCAAACCCAACACCCTCGTAGTTGGATGTGAAGGTATCTGTATCGAACCAGTTGGTATTATCCCAGCTACGTTGGATAGTAACTGTGGCTGACCATGAACCTGAGAGGGAAAGGTTGAAGTGACCAACCACTTGCATAGAGGCAGTGCTTGTGTTAGAGCTTAGTGTTTCTGTTACAGCAGCCATGATTATTCTCCCTCTTGAGAAGCCGCATAAGCAGCCTTTACCGCATCAGTAAACACTGGAGTGCAGATAGCAGATACGTCAGCATCCTCTGCTGAGAGATCAGCATCAGGCATTACTACGTGACGATGAAAGTTACGAGATAGCTCAACGCCATCCTCACTGATGATAGTCGCAGTTCGTACCTGCACTGATGACCAATTACCTTGATTAATAACTTCTATCTTGTCGTTTATTGTTGTTTTAGTCAGGGCCATGTTTACCTCCTTGGCTGGACTGTCCACGCACGAGGCGCATTAAGTAATATTGTTTATGACGTAAGCTACTGGTTTATTTGTTGCTCCTGTTCCAGCAAGAGTTGTAAAGGTAATTAAATCTCCAGATGATGGAGTTAAGTTTCCTCCTGTCGCAGTAACAATAAA